CAGCCGTTCCGACAATGCTTCAAAATATTTAATGACATCAACACCATACCACATTTCGCTTGTGTGGTTGTTAATTTCTTTCTGTATTTTTTCATCCCTCGACATAAACTTATGATATGATGTTCGCCACATAAATGGCACTGCGAAAATGTTTGACTTTTCGTGATACCAACACTTTGAGTAACTATTACCTCTTATTGATTTTCTACCAACTTCGTTAAAGCCATAGTGTTTTAGTGCTTCTGCCCTTGTGCAGTTATTAGGAAGAGAAGCCCGAACCGCTAACATCCGTTTTGCGTCAGGCGGGGTTTGGTGGTTTAATGATGTTTCTGTTTTCATATCAAATTTTGTTGTTAAGTGAAAGTTTTGTGCTTCGATTTCCCGCCCGAACGCAAAGCGGAGTGCCGCGAACGTTATGTGCAAGGCTACTTGACTGCACAAATTGAATCAGAGTGGTTGAAACAATGTGAAATAAATTCAGCATGTTTAAATGCTTCAATTCTATTTCTATCACTCAATTCTTGGTTATCTAATACCAAATAAGGTATTCTTGCAATTTTATATTTACCACCTAAATTTTCGCCAACGATATTCCACGCTGATTTAGTTTGTGAATGAACCACTCTTGTTTTAATTTTTGGATTTTCCATTTCGTTTCAAATTATATTTAGTGCTGATAAACCGCCCAGCACATAACAGCGGCTTGGCAAAAGCTGCCCTATTACATTTCCGTTTTTACTTTTCTCCAATCTTTCATCGGTAATAAAGTTGTCTAAATTACAAGCGTTGGCTACGGCATATAATCCACATCCGTAAGGCTGTTTTTGTTTATGTTTCATCATATCAATTAAAATTTATCATTACTACCCGCACCAGACACACAACACAGGCTATAAAACATAGCGGGTTCTGTGCTATCCAAAGGTTTATGCTGTTTGTTATCGTTTGTCATAATTTTAAAGTTTGTTGTTTTTAATCCGCTACTGGTTTTATACCCACCGTTAACTCACTTCAATGATTGATTAATAATTAGTTCGCTTAGTGGTTATTTCATCGTAATACTTTTTCGCCTCAATTCGCGCCAATTTTACAGCAATAGGGATAAGTTTTTCAAGTTCAATATCTCTTTTATACCTTACAGATGTATGCCTCTGTTCATACGTTAAATCGTGCATTTCGTGAAGGCTTGGGTCTTCCCATCCGATTAGTTCGGGCGGTGTGTCTATTAGAACGTAATCCAAATAAAACACATCACAATCAAATAGCATCATGTAAGCACGCCCCTGCCATTCGTATAGCGAGCTATGTGCTTGCTCCCACGTTTTCGGGTGTGTTGACTTATTCCAACTGCATTTCAAATCCCTTACAACCTTACCCTTCATTATATCGCATCCAATGGAAATAAGCCACTCGTTTTCATATTTAGCCTCAACTACTTTTGTATAATTTTCAAACAGATTCTCATTCAAATAATTAATTGCTTCACTTTCACAAGTTAGCCCCTTGCTTGCTTCTTTCGTGTCAAGTGATTTTTTATACTTGTAAACCTTAGCTTCTACTAATTCGTGAACGTATGTTATAGCCCCTGCGCTTAGTTGTGGTGGTGCTTTTAATTTGGCTTGTAAGTCATCTAATTTAGCTTGTTGTATTTCGGTGCGCTTTTCTTTAGCAAGTAGAGTATTTAACTCGTTTGCTTGGTTCTCTGTCAAATTTGGTTTATCAAGACCGACCATTAACTTACCCAACTCGGACGGTCTTATTTTCAGTTTGTCAAAGTTCATGCTTTTGCCCCCTCAATTTTAGTTTCGTCAAGTACTTTTATTTGCTCGGGTGTTAGGGCAAAGTCTGCTTTTAGTTTGTCTTTAGCGTATTTGCCAACCTTAACAGATTCGATTGCTTTATCAAATCTATCTTGCGGCAATGGGTGTTTTTGAGGTGCAACGGGTGCTTTAATTCTCAAAGCATCGTGCCACTCTCCAAACGCTTTTACTTTCTGCACAAACAAACAAATTTGCTTGCCTTCCCAATCTTCTACAAATGCAGAACCCGTAATTTTTGCAACCTGCTTTAAATTGGTGGCGTTCATTACCATTGGTTTTTGTATGCCTTTGAAACGCAAAACAGGTAAATCCTCTTTACCTCCTTGCCCGTCAAATACTATTTCCTTTTTAGTGTTTTCCATTGTGACAATAGCCTCCTTAAAAGTACCATCGTCATTTGCTAAATCCCAACTACCTAAGTAATTGGTGTTTTTTAGCTTCTTAAAGTGAGTTTTCATATTTCTTTTTATTTATAGCTTTTTTTATCGCTTGATACCACTCTTTTGAACCCATTTCAAGTTCGTTTGAAATTCCTAAGTAATGATTTACTTCGTTGTAATTTCTGTTTGTTGTTGTTTTTGCAGTTGCCATGTCTTTTATCTCTTTTTGTGTACCACAAATATACATCTTAATGTTTCACTCATGCAACACTTATTTTTTTAAGTTATCCACATTCGTCCACATTGAAAGGTGCAACATAATTAAAATAGCTTAAAAACTGCTTCCTAAACTTCCCAAAATTCTTTTTCGTCTTTTTTATTTTCAAATGGATTATTAAATGGGGAGTCCTGTTCTGTTAATCCTAACTCTTCTAATTTACTTTTTTTCTGTATTTCTGCACCTTGTTTCATTGCCTCTGCTCCCTCTTTTTTGCTTTGCGCCCACGTTTGAGTTTTGGGTATATTTGATTCAAGTCCATCAACTAACCAATTAGACTTACTTAATCCTTTTTCATCATAGTACCTTCCGCTTGGTTTGTCGTACCAATTCAAAATACTTCCAACCTTTCCCCAATGTGCAAACTTAACTTTGTTGATATTTATATCCACATTTTCATCCTTAAAATTTCGATATATTGTTATGTGGTTATCGAACATATTATACCAATTTGCAGACCCTGCAATGTCATAAGGCGTAGGCGCAAATAGTTTTTTCTCTTTGTGGTCATAACCCATTTTTCGAGGGTGTACAACCATAAACAAATGCAGCTTATTTACCTTGCAGAATATCTCTAACTTGTTTATTGTTTCGCCTATATACTTAGTCTCACTATCATTGTAGTGATGTTCTAACTTATTCCAAGCATCAATCACAAAAAAATCAATATTTGCCTTTTGTTTTAGCTGTTTAATCCTTGACAAAATAGAATCGATTGTGTAGTTTACTTCTGGTTCTATAAAATACAATCTGTTATCAACCGCTTCAATTACTTGCTGAACTTCTCCCTTTGTCATTCTATTATTTCCCTCCCAACTTTTGCCCAATATTTTACGAGCCAACTTGCTAAAGTGAAGTTTGGTAGGTTTATTTTCAGGACAAAAAAAAGCACCTTTACAACCGGCATTTATCATTAATCCTAAAATTATCTGGTCTAAATATTCCGATTTGCCATGTGATGGTATTCCTGTAATGCAAGTCATGTAGCCCTTTACAAATCTGATATGCTCATCTAAATGCTTTATTCCTGTTTCAAATCCTTTCTCTAATCCGTTATCATACATATCCATTATTTCAGCTTCATAATCTGAAATAGTAAACACGCCATCGATTGGATATTCTTTAGGGTTTTCGAGTACTTCTTTTAATCCATCAAAGGCATTTCCTAATAAATATTCGTTCGCATCTTTATACTTTCCCCAATCAATATACTTGCAATTCTCAACTCCAAAACGAGCAATTAAATCCTCTGCTAATTTTCGCCCTGCTTGGTCATTGTCAACTGCTATTATAAGCGTTTTAAGGTTATCAAAATATTCAATACAGTTGTCTATATAGTCTAACTTGTTTTGACCTATTGTAGCCCCATTAGGTACGCTAATAACATTATTTATTCCAACCTGCATACAAGACAACACATCCATTTCCCCCTCAACTATGTAAAAAGTATCATTGCCTTTTATGCTATCCAGGTTGTAAAGTATCTTTTCCCCATCCTTAAAAAGTTTGAAATTCTTTTTTGCATCTCTATACTTAATATTGATTAGTTCATTATCTCGAAAGTAATTAAATTGAATAGTGTTGACCTCTTTGTTTTCTTGTGGCATCCACTCTAAACCCTCACTAATTTTCATTTTAACCAAAACGTCTTGACCTATGCCTCGAGAAGAAAACCATTTAACGGCTTTTTCTGAAAGTTGGGTTTTGTTTTGAAATATTGGTTTTTTGTATTCCGGTTTAGAGAATTGAGTTTTTAATGCACCACTCCACTCACAATGATTGCAGCGCCAAACTTTTTTATCAAGGTTAATTGATAAGCACTTTTGTGTTTTCTTTTTTCGTGTGTGGCTACATTGTGGGCAAGTAGTGTGATACTCGCCTGAGTTTTTACCCATTGGAACGTGCAAACCAAAATCAGAATAATTAATCACTTTCTACCTCCGATTTTGATTTGTAAACTAACTTAGCATTTTTGTACTTGGCTAAATATGCAAGGTGTTCAGATTCTGTAAATTTATTTTTTTCTGTTCCCCCTGCATCGAAGTTGTAAGTGTATTCGTGTCTTGGTTCCTTACCTTTGCTTTTGTTTCCAAACTTACTATCATTATCACACCAAGTTTGCAGCCTTCTTTTTGTATCCCACGTTTTTTGTAGTTCTTGCTTAAACTTAGTATTTGATTTGTTAGGCTCTGTCCAATAGCAATAGAAATCAAATATCATATCTTTACCATAAACAGATAAAAAAGGTTTGAGGGTGTCAGCAAATTTTAATTTGCGCTCTTCTATATCATTTACTTTATTTTCTTTTTCTTTAGTATACTTTAGTATAGTTTGTGTATTTCCGGTACCTTTAAGGGTACTTTTAGATAGTTTCCGCACCCCTAAACTATCTAAAAGGGTGAATAAACCATCTAAAGTCATACATTTATTATTTCGCTTAATGTAAGCATCTTGTATGCTATCAATAAAGTCTTGACACCAAATAATCTTGTTTTCATTCCATAAAATAGAATTGAATTTGCCTAAATCTACAAGGTCATTTATAATAGCCTCAAGTACTTCTTTAGATACTTTACACTTCGCTGCTAAGTACATTAATGTAGTTTTATGTGAAAGGTCTAAATAATGATATTCTTTTTTGGCTAACTCTCTTAATAGCTTTACAAATGTAGCAAACCCATCATTGCCATAGGTTTCTTCAATGTAAAACATTTTGTTTCCATCTTCACAAATGAATGGAAAATACTCTACTGTGTTTTTTGGTTTTCGTGCCATGCGGTGATAATTATTAATGGTAACAAGATAAAGGGGTAATCCACACCACATGGACTGATTAGAAAATCAGAGTTACCCCTACTATCTTGAAATGTAGATTTTGTATTTGTTGATTCCATGTGGTGTTAATCTACT